GACATGTGCGTACGAAGACGCGTGTGATGAATATGAGAATTATGCTGGTATGCACGGTATAAGATCACATAGCGATATTATGGATGAAGATGGTGTTGACGAAGAAGAGGCCGAGGAAATCTATAATGAGGAAAGAGAGAGTTGGTTAGACTACTATGTGAAACCTCATGATCCTAAAAATAAATACTAATAATGCGATATATCAAACTATTCGAGTCATTTGGTGATACAGCACTTGATATATTATATGCTGAGTTAGAAAGCGTAGATGTGTATTTTGAATACGGTAAAGTACTAAAACCAGTTGATGAGTTTGATGATATACAAGGATTCATAAGAGAATATATTGATACTGCTAGGGAAACAAACCAATGGATTGGTGGTACTCTAAATTCAAAATGGGCAAATAAATGGTATAAGTTCTTTGGGTTGAAAACCGCATATAGAGATTGGAAGCCAGAAATTAAATTAAAGTTAACTTTCGTGGATGGGTCATATGTGACACTAGGTTTCTCTATAATTAGTAAAGAGTGTGGTTCTTTTGATTATAGTGGAAGAGGTAGTCGTGTTGTACCAACGACGAGTTATGATTTTTTTATTACTGTAAAGAATGACTGGGGTAAATATAACTATGATGAGTATCATAAAATGATTTCTGATTTATCAATGGGTGATTATATACCAGAGTTGGAGTTTAACTGGGAGGGTGGTGAGACTAATTAATTATCTCATCAATTTTACCATCTCTGTATCTTTTTATATAGTCATTAACTATCTCACGCATCTGATGATTCATCATATCTCTATTATACTCAGTATCAAACTCATAACGCCACTGTTCTCTTAGTTCATCAAGTATCTCACTTAACTCAGGGTGTTTGCTCAAATCTAACATTATTTTCTTTTCTTTTTATCATAACCGTCATCATATATCTTTACAATCTCATCGTATTCGTTTAATATACCTGACTTGGTTTTATCACTGCTATATTTTAGTGATGATATATAATCACGTATAACTTCTTTATACTCCAATTTAACATCATGTATTTGATTATTATCCAATGCCTCATTAACAATAGATTCCTTTATATCATCATCATCAGTTGATTCTGTCTTATTGATATCATCAAGATATTCAACCGATGCAAAGTTACCTGTCTCTAGTATTATTTCTAACTTTCTTCTAAGTTTTCTATTATTTATTAGAAGTGAGTTCGATATATATAAGTCAATATAATCTCTGGTAGATATTTTATCTAGTGATGAAATATCTTCTTCAACTCTAACATATACCTTCTTAAACTTAGGTGATATTTTATTCTCAACAAATGTTTCTTCTCCTGTATTAGTATCTAATATGAATATACCTTTGGTATTATCCATATCATTTCTATCCATTTCGAATACAGAACCGACAAAAGTTATATTGCCTATTTTTTGTCGTATATGAATATGTCCAGTTCTGACATCATTATATCCAGAAAATTCATCAACATCAATTTTGTCAAGATTCTTATTTGCTACTGATGTTAAGTGCATCTTTGCGCCATTTAAATCTGAGTGACAGAATAAATAGTCACACCCTGAGTATCTTTTTAATTCCTTAATTTGCTCAACTTTTTTATCAATGAATGGCATCATAAGTATTTTATTGTTATTGTACTCTATGAGTCTTGTCTTTTCATAGATAAAAACATTTCTCATATATTTAAACATATTAATACTATTAACATCCCCAGTACTCTTGTGAAACTGATCGTGATTACCAACCAATATATGTATTGGACAGACACCTGATATATCTTCCATCAAAACTCTTGCATAATCAAGTATGTCAATTGGTATAAAGTTACGATTGTCAAATAAGTCACCTAGAAATACAACGATATCATCCTCACATAATTCAGATTTGATTAGTGGTATTAGAAACTTACTAAAATATTCCTGTGCAACATTTAGCCATTTTTGATAGTTATTTGGGTATGACATTCCCAAGTGTACGTCACCAACTAGTAATATTTTACTCATAGAAAATTATTTTTTATCTGCATAAATCCAAATAAAATTTTTGGTATGCTTTCTGTTACCTTTACATACATCGACTATTCTTGGACTCGAGCACCCGGTGCTATCAGATGCCTCCTTAATTGACTCAAATCTACATATAAAGTTTTTGTTTATATCAAATTGTAACACCGGAGTTTCATAATTACCATAGTGCACCATTCTATCTAGAAAGTCCACTGGTATAATAGTTGGGAAATCACTGCTTTGTTTATAGCGCCATATATATTTACCTGCTAAATTTCTAACACCAGAGCAACAATAACTAATATTTTTAATATTTGTGCTGGCGACCGCCTCACCAATAGATTTATATTCCTTAATAAAATTACCTTTTATATCATATTGTAAAACAGGTCTTATTCTATTTTGAAATGTGTTTCCACCATCCTCTATATTAGATAGAGGTCCACTCTTATGTATAATTCTACCTATTTTATTTATCGTATATATCTCATAATCGTAAGATTCTTCTAAAGTCATACACTCTTTTATTTTTAGAGATATCACATTCATATCATTCTTATGTATATAATCTATTATTGATGTTTTTATCTTATTATTCTTGTCATATTTCTCGCTACATTCAATTCTATTATTGATTCCTCTTCCGACATAAAATGGTTGATGTGTGAAAGTTAAATCATCCGCATATTTGAAGTGTCCGGGTTTTAGTGAATTCAGGAATATATAAACATAGTAATCATTCATGGTAAGCAAGATATTTAATTATATATTAATATATCTTGCTTACCCTAATTTATTTTATAATTATTTTTAATATATACATTATATGAAAAATAAACAATCTGTTTTGAATTATATCAAGATATTTGAAGACTATAATCAGTACTTTAATGAAGTATCTGGTGATGATTACATTGATAGGTGCGACGATAGTATTGACTTTACCTTAGATGAGTTGAAAGAAATACGTGCAATTAAGGGAGTTGTCATATTACCACAGACTATATCTGAAGTAGTTGAAATACAGTTTGGTAAAGCTGGTGTTGGTAAGGGTGCATCATCTATGCAAGTAGTTAAGTTAAAGGATGAATGGTATCTCGTAAGATGGACATGTCGACCAGAAAAATATATTGCTGTAAAATTCTATATGTGTGATCAGTTTGTGGGATTATTAAAGTTTATTAAATATACAATTGATTACATAGTTGGTGTTAATGAGAGTGATGAATATTAAAAATTTATAATAAAAAAAAATTCGGATTGAAAAATCCGAATTTTTTTTTTATTATGTTTGTTATTAATAACCTTGAACCAATGGCGGTTGAATCGTAAAGTTTCCATCGATGTATTCATCAATCCAGTAATCTGCTACAAATTTAGCAGCGGCACCCCATATTTCACTTGAACTCCATTCTAAAGCTGCTGAATCAACACCTTTCATTTGAACGTTTTGGAATGTTACTCTTCTTAGAATAACCCCCTTCTTGTCATGTTGGTTAACAATGATAGTTCCGATGATATCACTCTTATAATGTAGTGAACCATTTTGTGAGTTCCATACTAAGTCGTACCATGCTTTAAGAGTATTCCATGTTTCCATAGATCCATGCTCATTAACATTCACATTGAACTTAATATCAAATTCAACGTGTGTTGAACTTGGCATAGTTACGAATGCTCTGCTTGAGTATTTGAAGTTTTGTGTCTTAACCTCAATGTCCTTAGTTAGATCTAAAGTAACGTTAGTTGCTTGTTCTAATAATAACATTGGGTCTCTACCTTGTGCCTGTAAAATTGTAGGTAAGATAAAAGTTACCTCAAATAGGTTTAAATATACTGGTTCTTGTGGCTTGGTACCTGGGCCTCCGGGACTACCTGTCATTAATAATTGTGTGAAGTGCGGTAATGGCATTTTCTTTATATTATTTTTATTTTAACTTGTTTAGTTATAATTTATATATTAAATATCTTTTTGTCTCCAGTTATTTAATATTCTTAATTAATGTATATATTATAATTAAAAAATCATTTTTTTCTATTGTAGCTGGACTGAATTAAAATAGAGAATATAGTCTCATTAACTTTCTATAGTTCTTGTGAACTTGTGTATTTACTAATCGGTTAAAATTCTTCACTGCCTTTTCTGTATTTATGTTCTTTCTCTTGAAACTAAAATAATAATCTATGCTTAGTAAAATTGTTGCTTTGATGGTAGATTTCTTCAAAATATTAATAGTGTGGTATAAGTCATTAAAAAAAGGCTTTACATACTTTTCATCTTTAAACCAATTTCTAATATCAAAGTCCCACTTGATAAACGATGTATATAATTTATATAGATCATCCTGTTTAATTAGTCGATCTACTATCTCCTTTTTGTTACTTGGGTCCTTTTCTACTTGACTCTTTATCATATGATATAACCCATTGTATTGAGCTTCAAACTCATCAGGTTCGATTAGGTAGAAGAGTGCTGTTATTATTTCCTTATGACCTTCATTAAATTCTTTTCCGTATTTGCTTTCTATCCAATTAAACGATCTGCTTATTGAGTTTTTGAACCCACTACTGTTTGGATTTTGATTAATATATAATAGGTGCTTCAACTCATGTATTAAAACACTTTTGTCTAAACTGGATAATATTATCGAATTTGATATAATGCCATTTCTCATAGTACCTATATCTTTATTTGTAGGGTCTATCTTTATTTTTACATCTATATTACTATCTTTAAAGTTAAATTTATATCGTATGCTCGACTTACCAATCATTTTCTCAATTATATCATCGGCTATATATTCTAACTCTGTTAGTATACCTCTTTTCTCAGTTATGCTTTTAGATTTCTTTCGGTTATAGGTTGTTAGGTTAGTAAGACATTCTATTAGACCATCAATTTGATCACATTTGAACCATCTATCTATCATGACACCACCGATAATAACTGAATTTGATTTTACTTTAAAGTATTCATCATATAGTTGATACACTTGTATGCTTACTTTTTTTATCTTACTTTTGTTGCTTCTTATTATACAATGTGAATAAAATGTGTTTGACTGACCTGATGACTCAACTATAAAATTAGCACCAAGTGCTTTACTTATATCATCTATATACCTATCATCAAAGTCAGTTGCACGTAGCCTATTATATTCACCATTACTTATCTCTTGATAGAAATCATTATACGCCTCAAATATTTTCATATACTTCATTGTAGTATATATAAAATATCATAATAAAAAAGTCGCATATTTCTATGCGACTTTAAGTTATGCTATATTATCATGAAACCATTTTAGAACAAGTTCTTTTGGGACCACACTACCATAGTATTCTTTATACTGATCACCACCCTTCTTAATTACAAATGATGTGTCATCGGAGTTTATTTTATCAAAATGCTCAAGATATTCATCTATATCATTAAATACACTACCTAAGATACTTACTCTACCATCTTTATAAGATAACATTTTATAATCATTCGGATTTATATCCACTCCAAATATATTGCCTAAATATAGATTTAGCTTTTTAAGTTCATTCAATCCAAATTTAACGTCATCATAACCTTCTATTTGAAGTAAAATATCATCTAGTATTGTTACTTTAATGTTCTTTTCTTCGAACCAGGTATTAAATACTAATGTATCTGTATTATAAGTATCAAATTCTAAGTTATTGGTGTGTAGTAGATCATATCTATTCAATACTTCTTTAACACCCTTAATAACTTCTCTATTAACAAATCTGTGTCTTGGTTCAACTTTATACTTTGGTTGAAAGTAGTTAACCTTTCTTTCAGTTGGAAGATTTTCCCAATCGACTTTACAAGCCGCCTCTGCAACTTGTTTTGTGTAACCTAAATCAACCCACTCTTCTTTAAAGTGTTCTTTCCACCCACCAGCACTTATATTAGTACATTCAGGAATTATATCTAAGAATGTCGCGGTATCGGTATAATAAGCATTAGGATCTGGTGCGGAATCTACTCCTAAGTTTGTTAGTTCATTACTTAATGCCTCAGCAAATTCTTCTGAGCAACAGTATCTTCCCTTTTGTCTTCTTACAACAGAACCCTTTTCTTTTCTATCAAAGGCAACTGCTCTTTTAAACTTCTTGAAGAAATCAGGATTACTTTTAAGTGTATTCTGCGATCCCCACAAACCACCACTTAATATTGGTTCTTCCCCTAAGAAGAAAAAATAAGTACCAGGTACTCCTTTTTCAATCATGTAAAGAAGTATAGTCATACCCAATTTATTATCACCCCCTAATATAGTTGTACCATCGGTTTTGATAATATCACCGGATATTACGTGCTTAACCTTCTCTTTCTTTTCACAATATGTATCTAAGTGTGTAGTGAATAATGTTTCTGATTTTCCTACTTCGATATAGTAGTTACCAATTGAGTCTTTTTTATACCCACTTGGTAGATACTTTTCCAAATCAGTTTCATTTCCGTATGGAATAGTATATTCGGTTAAGTTAAGAAAAGTCTGCTTGAAAGGATCAGTTGATCTAGCTTTAACTCTTGATGATTTGCCTTCGTTTATCATTAATTTCTTATAATTATCTATTATGTTAGATAACTCAGTTCTTGAATTGTCTTTTCGAACTGAAATGAAAGATATGATTTCATCAATTTCTTTTTCGGTTAAATTACCACCAAGTTCTTTATCAACTGATAATAGATACTTTAACATGTCACTAGACTCGTTCTCAACAGCTTGTTTAAACGCATGATTTCTTCTACAGTAGATAATGTCTGGGTTATCTTTAACTATTTGACGGGTCTTAGTAATATTATTATCCTTTACTGATCTTCTAAACTCAATTGCTAAATCTTGATTTTTTTTATCCCAGTCATAGTATTTATGATGCTCTGTATCACTAAGTGACTCATTAACCTTTCCCAAATTTTTTGTACCATACTTGGATACTAGTTTGTTAAGGTCCTCTATAAATAGTTGTTGATCTTTGGATGCTGATCCAAATTGAATGATATTTGAGTGAATTTTGGACAGTGTATTTATTACTTCCTCTAAAAAGCCAACGTGACTTTTTGGAGATTTATTATCCACATCTTCGTTAAAAATTTCCCAATTGTTTACGTGTTTCATGTTTGTTTTTTTTTATATAGTATATATTAAATAAAAAAACCAGATATTTCTATCTGGTTTTTTTATTTATTCTAGAGATTATGCAAATCCACCACTTTGAATAGCTCCTGTTCTAAGGATTGTAACATTATTTACAATGATACCCATACCCTTAATTGGTTCAACATAAGTATCAAGGACACCGATTTGTCTATCAATTAAGTCAGAGGTGTTGTTTTCTGAGTCACACTTGTTGAAGTAGTTATATAAACCATTTTTGTTTACATATTGCTCACAGATAACATCTGCTCTTAGTTTAATCTCAGATCTTACTTCTGGAGTATTAAATTTCCACTGGAAGTCCAATAGCATTCTAGAAAGTTCTCTCTCAAGTTCGATTAACACTTCTCTAACGTGAATGTAAGATAATGCTGATTTATACTCTGTTTGAGCGGTATTCTCTGTTTCAATTACAAATCCTCTATTACGTTTGTACACAATTGGATTCATTTGAGCACCATTTAGATTTTCGATATCAGTTGGTGTGAAATCCATTTCAACTTTATTGAACCCAGTAACTTTACCGTTAGTAACACCCGCGGCGATTGTCCAAGGAACAATAGATGTGAAGTTTGTATTATGCTTTCTCATATAGGTTGTAGCTACGAACATTGCTGGTGGTAGGTCTAAAGGTCTACCATCACTTACTGTTAAGTAAGGTCCGAAGTAACCAACACAAGTTGTACCAGCACCAGTACCGAATGAGTATATGGTAGAAGGATTTAAATCTTGGTTCGCACCTGCTGCTACATAAGCTGTATCAAATACACCATCGTTATCAACAAATTGTGGATCAGTATTATGTTTAAAGTTCTTCATAGAAGGCATGTTTAAGAAACCAAAGCAGTCTAATCTTGCACCACAAATGTCCATTAATTGTTGCTTAGAGAATTCGATTAAACCTAAACCAAATGAATCGATTAAATATCTAAAATCAATTGCTTCTTTGTTTGTTAGTGCCTTGAATAATGGTGTTCCAGATTTAACTAAGTTAAGAATATCGTTTTGTCTAGTTTCAGTACCATTAGGCATTGATTCATTTCTCATCTTAAATCCAGTTAATGCTGTACCCTTATATGTTGATACATAATTATCAAGACTAGCATATCTAGTTGTTTGAGCAGTTATACCACCATAGTTATAAGGGGTTAATGCAATTGGTGCATCACAGGTTAACTCAGAGTAAACCGAAGCATATGCTTTCTTAGCAATGATTCTTGTTAGTTGTTTAGGAACTTCTGAATATGTAAGTCCACCTATTGTATTTACGCCTAATGTTGATGGGTCGTAAGATGCTTCTAGATAATCACCAACTTTAACCTCAGTATATCTCGCAGCATTAACTAAAATCTTAGTTGATACTGGTGTCCAGCTATCTGGATACTCAACATCAAGAGATTGACTAAAGTTAGATTTTCTTGATATAACAGTAAACTCATTGAAGATAGCTGCGTAATCAACTGGATCATATGTCTCAATATCTAAAACCACACCACCTTCATATGTTGGTAGATCAAAGAATGCAAATATATAAACTCCGGTGTTTGTTCCAAATTCAGTTATATTTATATAGTATTTATTACCAGAAGGTCCAGTTATATAATCATCTGTTTGTACTATACCGTTTACATAATCCATATAAAATTTTGAGTATTGTCCAAAAACACCGACAGTAGCATTAGCTGCCCCAGAGGTATTCCAATAGTCACTATAAGCAATACCGAATGATATAGATGATCCAATAATGAATTCATCATCTGTTTTATAATATAAGAATACACCATCAGTATCTTGTAGATTTGTAATCTCAACTCCAAGCTTACCAGTTATTGTAACTTTTGTTAATTTCACATTAGAAGTTGTCACGATAGTTTTATTCTCGGTTGACCAAACTGATTCAGATGTGAAGAAGCTTGTAAGACTATTATAATATACCATTCTTCTTAACTTCTCATAAGATCCACTTGCAGCCAAACTAGATGCTTTATCAGTTGATGCTAACTCAAATACAAGTTGTAGTTTAAGAGCTGTATCTATATTTACATTTGTAACTGGGTTTGATAAATATTGATAATTGAAATCAACACCAGAAACCAACTCATTAAATCCACCATCATTAACACTTACATCATTTGTAACAAATGTGTAAGAAGATGTAGATGGGTTGATAGTTGTTACGGTATAACCAAATACAACATCTGTAACATTAACCGCAGGTGATGCAGTGCCTGTTCCTATCATACTAACCTTACCAGTATTATCAACTTTAAGTGTTGAATAGAAACTATTTGTTCCAGAGACTGGTGTGTAAGAACTTGTGAATGATGTAGTAGATAATGTTGCGCCGGTGTTATTAACTAAAGTAAGCTTTTTACCACCTATGATTACATATGGAGTATCAGTAACATATACAGTACCAGTAACCGTATAGGATGCGGTAGCATATGAATAGTCAGTATATACACCATAAACATATCCTTCTGAGTATAAAGCAGATCTGTAACCTTCTGCAACACCAGTTGCACCAGCACCTCTAAATATGCTATCATATCCACTTGGGATAATTGCCCATGTATTACCTGGTCTATCTAAATCAGTGAAGTCGTATGTATTACTATCGATTATAGTATCATTATATGATAAGAAATCAATTGTTGATTGTGTTGTTCCAACTAGAGTATTACCAATTAAATCTAGCATACCGTTTGGATAATCAGTTTCATAACGATCAACGTTAAATGCACAGAATAATCCTGTTTTATCTGTATCATTATTGATTAATGTTTCAATGAATATGTTTCTACCAGATAAATCTTTGAAGTAAGGGATTAAAGATAAACCTTGATAATATCCTAATAAATTAATATTTCTATCGTGTATAAAGCTACTAACCTGTCCCTTTAGTAAACCAGTTGCATCAAAGTATTTTGACCATTTTGAATCGGTTGATAAAGTGCTATAGTTAGTCCAGTCACCAGCAACAACAACAACATCAACTAAGTAGTCAGATGCGAAGTCTGTTGGATATAAGTAAGTAGGAACCTTATCGGCTGAGCCGTACCATTGTTGTAATTGTACATCAAATCCAGTCATAGAAGACTTAAATGTAAATACAGTTATTGCTCTATCAGAAACGTTAGTAAGGTTGATTAAGGTATTTAATCCACTTATTGGCTCTAATGGCTCAGCAATCGGATCTAGACTAACCTGATCAAGAAATGCTTGAGTATCTCTCTTCCAAAATCCAGTTGTATTAAAGAATTTTCTATAAGAATCTAAAGATTCTGCCGCATTGAATATGTATGAGGAACCAGATAAAGATTTAAATTGTATTTTATCTAATGTATCATCGGTCTTCAATAGGTTAAGTGCATATACAGGACTAGACTCCAGCATTTTAGTTACTGTTCTGTGGAAGTAAGAACCTTTTCTTTCTAAACTTCTATCTATTGTACCAAAGATAGCTTCCAGGTCACTCACATTGGTTAAACGAATTGGTGTGTTTACCGGTCCCTTCTTAGAGAAACCAATAACCATGTTAGTTATTCCCTCGATAACTGTTGGATTAGCTATTTGTGATAAATCATACTCTTCGATGAAGATGCCAGGTCTTTTGTATTTACCAATTTGAATTGCTGCCATATTAAAATATTATTTTTTATTAACTTATATATAAAAATAAAAAAACCAATTTTTTCTATTTATTTATTCTTTATGAAATAATCCAATCGTTTTTTATTGTTGAGTATATCTGCTTTCATTTGTTTGAGTTTTTGATCAGCATTTCTGCTAAGTGTCATAATCTCTGTGTTTAGTTTTTTTATCTTATCATTTAGTTCTGTTATCTTATCCTGATTATAGTTTATATCATTAGTCAATGAATCCTTATTATCAGGATTATCACTCATACTAGATTTCACATTGCTTAATGTATCTGTCTTAGTCTGTAAGTCATCTTGTAGCGACTTTAGCTCTCTTTTTTTATCCGCTGCCATTGCGTATAGAGCTATTAGTGGATTGTTAAACTTAATTCTTTTCTTATCCGACGTATTAGCCTCAATAAACTTTTGTGCAAATAGTTTAGATATTAAATCCTTCTCATCTTTATATGTATTATAGATATTATCTATGGTAACCTTTTTGGTTAAAAACTCCTTAATATCTTTCTCAGCATCATTAGATTGATTCTTATCAGCAGCAATCTCTGGTTCATCAGTTTGATAAATGTTGAAAGCTTCTCTAAATTCCTTATACTTCTTAATCATACAGTATATATTAAAATAAAAAAGAGAGATTGTAACAATCTCTCTTTTTTTATGCTTTAAATTTAGCAATTATCTCATTCATCTTTCTATTATCGATTTTCATATCATTACTCTTTTCGACTATCTTGTCTTGCTTAAATGTAATATCTTCTTTAATCTGTTTTCCATTAGCCTTATCTACCGGAACTTTAAGAATCTCAATATTATTAATTTTAATTTCCTTTGACTTTATATCATAGTTGCCATTCTTTAAACTATCATTTATTTCAACATATTTAATCTTCAGATTATTTGAAATTGAAAAACTATTATTGTGTGTATCCAAATCAATATATCCAATATAAATTGGGTAGTTATCCGCGAATGGTAGTCTAGCATTATCACTAGCACCAGAGCCAGAGATTAGGTCCATTTTATATGGGGTTGGTGATGTATCACTACTAACTTGATTTTTTAGATAGTTGGATACAATAGATTGTTTCTTATTAACCTTAGGACAGAATTGATACTTAAACATCACACAGTTACCACCCTTTGTTCCATTTTGCTCACCGAATGGATAGAAATACATAATATTAATATTATCTTTATCAGTAACCTTAAGCATTTTCTTACCCATTGATTTCAGTCCAATGAGACTGTTCGTACGACCTGTTTGATCGAAGAACGGAGAGTCAGTAGGTCCTTTATCATCAGCATTAATTGTACCACCATTTGGTATACCATCACCAGTCTCTTTAGCTTCTGCAATGTCCTCTGTTCCAAAGTATCTAGTTAGTATTTTACTTCTATGCTTTTTAAAACTTCCTTCTTTGTTATCTAACATATCGTTGATGAAAGTCATAAGTGTTCTACCTGACCCTTGATTTTTCTTATCAAAGTTTGCTTGTTCGGTACCCGTATCCTTCTCAGCTTGAGAGACAAATTTATACTTAGCCAATATCATTCTGAATCTCTCTTGTTCGAGTATCTTGGTTATACCAGTTTGCCATTTATCATAGACTGCTTTAGCCGCCCAAGGTCCAAACCCAGGATTATCCATTGTACCAGGGCTTGCCTTACCAATGTATTCATATTCTCTCAACGTCTTTTGAGAAACTCTACCACCAGGTCTTCCCGATGGAATATAATCAGAAGCATATAAATCATAAGCTCTACCAAATAGATTAATTATTTGAATAATAGGGTCTTTCTTCCTAGTATCCTTATCTTCTTTATCTAAAGCCTCGGTAGAGATATCCTCACCTTTACTATTCTCTAGTTGCTTATTAGCCTCATCTGCTGCTGCCTTATCAACCTTCCATTTAGACTCATCACCTTTCTTGAAGAACTTGAACCATGATGTTTTAATACTATCAGACTGCTGTTCAGTCTCTGTTTCTTGTCCCTGAGCTTCTGGCTTATTTTCTTCTTCTTGTTTTGTTTGGGCATCTGGTTTATTTTCCACTTTTGTTTGTTCCGGTGACTCAGGTTTATTTTCCCCTTCATCATTTACTGATATGTCCTCATCCTGCTCTCTTATAAGCATGAACTTATTGAAGCTTGATATCAATCTTTCGGTTTTAACTTCCTCTTGTGTCTCAGATTTAACTTCTGTCTTATTGGTATCTTGATTTTTAACGGTATCAGGATATACTTCTTTTATTTTGTTAAAAGATTTGATAAACTGTTTGATATGTGCGCCTGCACCACCACCTTTACCATCATCACCAAGTGACCATAATATAAGATGCTTCCATGATATGTCCTGGTTATTTGTGGACTCACCCTTGGTTTCTTGATCAGTAAATGATAATAGTACTTTGCTAAGTGAAGATATTGACTTAGCAACGTCTTCAACTACGATTGCCTCTTTTATAAGAGCCTCCAATCCATCTGGCTTATATGAATCATAGTTTAGAACAATCTTTCTACCCAAGTCCACAATATTTTTCATATTTGTCTTTTTATTCTCAGCATTGGAATTTAAAAGAGATTCCAAATCTTGGATGTGTGTCGCGATGCCTGATGCACTATAAGCTTTAATAACTTTATTCCAAGCAATCTTTGCACTTTTCGAAGCTTCATCTTCCTGTAGGTTTGCATCTATCTCTTCGTTAAGCATTACATAAAACTCATCATAGTAACTAAATGCTTCTGATGCGGTAACTCCGTTTATCTGTCCGATTGTACCTTTCTTACTTAACCTAACTGCATTCTCATGAGCTTCTTTATCTACTGGCTCTTCTTCTGCCGCAGGTACGGTTGTTGTTTGTTTTTTGTCTTTAATCTCTTTAATTAACTTACCTATTTCAGCCTCCTCGTTTTTATAAAAATTAACCTTTTCAGTATCATTCTTCTTAGTATAGATTTCTACTGCACTTTTTGCCATACCTAATCTATTATTGAGCATACCTAAATATGCGGCATCATTGCTTGGCTTAGCCATTCCTTTAAGTCTGTTATATTTTACTTCATCAAAATTGGTACCTGTACCCCCAAACTTAACAGTATTATTCTTTATATCTAGATGTAGTCTGGTTATTGATTGTATTAAAGATACTGTGTTGTCATAGAATACTTTATCTGACTCGTTGTCTTCTTCCTCATCATTATCTTCCTCATTTGTATCACCTTCCTCTTTTTTCAGATCATCTCTAAACTTCTCTAAGCTACTTACTATTGTATCTTTACCCTCAATTTCGGACTTCTTAGTTAGGTCAATAGCATTGTCTATCAAGCCATCTAATAATTGGTCAATTCTTTCATTAACCGATAGATTTGAGTATAATGCCCTTTGTGTATTTATCGCATTTGCAGCACAATATACCTCATATAAGGCAACAAGTGCAGTTATATTCTTAGCACCAGGTATAGAACGTGTTAGTAGTTCAGCTAAACGAGCTTCAACTTCATTAACTATTCCACTTACCTTAGTCACCTTAAGATAGAGTTTAGACTTTCTTAGTGTTGAGTTAATAAGTCTACCAAGTAAGGATCCGCCCCACGTAATGTCGTTCTCAAAGGCATATTCCTCATTTATTGGTAAGTGTATTTCGTTATTAATCTTAACCTCCTCAAACTTTCTTACAAGAAAATCTTCTCTGTATTTTAAATACTTCATTTTTACGATTATTTTTTCTAAATCTATATATTAAAAATATAAACCGTAAAATAAAAAAAGGTGTAGAAAATTAATTCTACATCTTTAGCTTTTAGTTTATAAATTGATTAGCCTTTCAACCTTTCAATTTCCTTAGTAACTACACTACAATTTTCATAATCCTCGATTGATAGGTAGTATTCTAATCTCTTATTTAACTTAGATAGTTTCTTCTCATTTTTATTAGCTTCTTTAACAACTTCTGCATCTAAAAAAATACCGTTCTCTGAGAGAAAAACATCAGATACACTCTTTTCAAATAGGTTACTATCTAACATATCTATTTTACCATTAACAGATAAATATACAGATTTGTCATTATTTATGATAACATCAGAAACAACATACTCATTTCCATTTATAAGTCTCACTTTCTTGTCTTTGTGTTTCTTAGTACCACATCCACCTACCGTTCTACTAGATAGTGTTTGATTCTCACCGATGTATCTAACGGTTTCGCCTGTTGTAAATCTTGAATAAGTTTTTATTAAAATAGTTTCTTCATCTGGCGTTAGTGCCTTACTATTATATTTCTTTGCTAATATTTCATCTGCTGTTAAAGTTTTTGGAACTTCTGTACCAAATACCATTGTAAGGTAACTTTCACCTATGCTTTTAAATGAGCTTTCATAAAGACTGAAAATACTAGCATCGAATATTGAAAATCCATCAACTGCAATAGTAGCAATACCTGTTAAGTCAACTCTAATTTCTGAGACAACATATTCATTTCCATTAATTAAATTTGGGAAAACTGCTATACCGTTGTTAGGATCTTGATTAAAGATTCTAGTCTTACCAGTATATATAACTGTTTCACCAACTCTAAACTTAGAATTTTTCATACGTTTTATTTATACAAATATACGACATAAACACTGATTTACCAAATGTTTTTAAGTCGTTTTAACAAGTTGTTAACTTAGTATTTAGCTAATAAATCAAGAACTTTTTCATATTCTTCCTCTGTTAGAGTTGCGCCGCTGTATTCACCATCAACATGAAATATCGTAGGGCTCATCCAATTCTTAATTTCTGGAATATTAACATCACAATTATCAAGCATATATTTAAGTAATTTTACTTTTCCAAACTCGGCTGCTGTCTTCACAAATATTTGTCTTCTATAATGTGCAAACTCGGGATTTTTTTTAATCATATCTATTGCATCATCTTCTCTATCTTCTCTAATTGCCAACCTAAATTTTGCTCTTTCTTCGTAGGAAGGTTCTGATAAACTTTCAAATAGTTTAAATGTTGTAATTTTTTTCATAGTCTTTATTTTTTTCTTTACACAATATATATAATTTTTCTAAATCAAAAAATTAATATATAATAAAAATGGATAATAATATGAAGTTAAAAAGTTTTAATGAGTTTAATGAAGGGATTATAACATCATTATCAAATAGTATTAAGAGTGTTTCAAATAGTGTTAAAGGAGCTTTCTCATCACTTACTGGAACTAAAGAGGCTAAAGAATTGGGTAAATATAATATCTCTGCTAAGAAGATATCTGATACTGAATACAAGTTTATTCATGAGGATAGAATCATAGCAGAATTAAAAGTAGTTGGTAGTAATAAATTTAGACTAACAATATATTTCTATGCTAGTGAAAAAGAAAATACTAATAATAAACCTATATTAACTGATACTCAGTTTGATAAACAAAAAGAGAAGCCCTATTCTAAAGGGTCTTTAGATTTTGAATATACATTATTGGCAGTTGAACATTTAATAAAGTGGTGGTCAAGAAGCACAAATTCTGGAAAATCTATTAACCCTAACTTTAAAATTGGTAAGATCTAACCTTTTTTAGAGAAAAATGGGTTTGTGATTTTAATCCGATTTAGGGTAAAATATATAAAATAACATTATGAAATTTAAAGAGCTTATCTATAAGGGTAATACAATCATCGGAGATAGTAAGATAACTAAAATATTGGAGAATGAAAAGTTCTATTGGCTTATCGATGCCGAAATAGAAAATGCTTCTATTGAAATAATTAATAATACTATAATATGGAAATCTGGCGACTTCTTCGCGGGACATTGGCATTATGGTATATGGAAATCAGGTAATTTTCACGGGATATGGGAAAATGGTATTTTTGAAGATGTGAATTTTAAAGGTAAATTTATAAGTGGTATAAAACCCGACTCGTGAAAGTATAAAAAATAATTCACCAGTATGAAGAAACGAAATGTAGAGAGCAAAACTATTGTATATGATAATAATTTTGTTACAATTACAAAAGAAACAAATCAGGAATTATTTTTCGAAATAGGGGATATCGTAACAACCGATGTCGCAGAGGCCGTAGCAATAATGATTGTTAAGGGGTCAAGTGGAATATGGGATGTTTTGATTGATAACACCGTGGAGGTGGATCCAGAAAGATGCCTATACTGGTTGAGCGGCGGTCAAAAAGAATGGTTCATGCCTGAACACTATAACACAATATGGTCAAACTGCTATTTAGAGTTCCAAGAAGAGTTTGGATTCATGGTTGTTGATATTATCAGAAAGTCAAAAACATTAGGTGATGTACGCAGTGGATTTATCAAATATCTAAACCTACCAATACTATACGACTTTGCTATAAGCAGAAATCTAATAAAGTAGATTTATTTTTTAATATATACTTTATGGCAGTTTTAAATTTAATATGTAAGAACCTTTGGTGTAAATGTTATTTCGATGTTGATATCGAAGAAGGTGAAGAAAGACCAAAACAATGTCCTAAGTGTAAATCATTTGATGAGGAATTATCTGGTGGTGTATCCTGGACAGATAAGACATATGAAGGTAGTAGATTTGATGGAATGCCTCATAGAATAGCTATTAATATAAAAAAATATTACAAATGATAAAGGCGAGTTTTTTTGATTTAGATACATTAATTGATATTGATAGTAAAGTTTGGATAGTAAGTAAATTAAATCCAAATATTCCTATCATGAAAATATCTAAATCAGATTTCAATCTGATTAGAAATGGTATTTTTAAAAAACAGGGAAATAAAATAGAGTTCAATGGTCATACATATTGGCTACCGAATGAGTTATCTAATAAACTTAAGGTTAAGTTGAAGGTAACTGATACCAGTTTAGCAAATATTGGTATATCTATGCAAGAATTTCTAAATAAGGATGTTATAGATAACATGAAATTTGATATAAAGATTGATGCTATATCACATCTTAAAAACACGAATGATGATATTTATGTCATATGTTCAAAGCAAACTGTTAGGAACTATACCAACCTTGTAAAGAAGTTAGAAGATAAACTTAAAGATGATGGATTACAAATAAAGAATTTCTATTATATAACTGATACATTCTATAATCAGGATAGAGATGAGATTAGATTTAAAGTAATTAGACTTCTTTTACAACATTTAGTTGGTTATAAAACCAAAGATGATAAATTCATCGATGAAGAAATAACAAGATATGATGTTGTAAATTATTTTGATACGCATTCTGATACAATGTGTATTATGAATGAAGGTAATACTGTATTGCGATATTTACTAAATAAAACAGAAGATGGTTTAAAGTCGGTTATTAAAGAAGATATATCGGAGTATTGTCCGACACTAATTGTTAATCAGATAACTGATAACTATATGAATAAGAAGATAACTAATAAGTTAAATATAAGTCCTAATAATATTATTAAAACATTTGAGGGGTTTAATATGGGTAAATATATAAAATTCAAAAGAACACTCAGTAATAAGTCTAGTTCATGGGTTGACTATAAAGGTGACATTTTAACTATAAAGGTTTCTCCAAATTTTAAATCAACACCTTATATAAATAAGGAGATAGATAATATATTGGCTAAATTAGTTAAGATATCTAATTATTATAAGTTAATACTAAACTCCGCCCAGTTATATAATCTTTATGATAATAAAGGAGTTTGGTTGAGGTTCAGACTAGCTGATACTGATGGTAGTACTATATATAATACAGAACCAGGTATGATACCATCTGATATAAAGTTAGATATGATGTCTAAAGTTGAAAATGAATTCGGAGATAATTTCACGACACAAGACTTTAAAGAAAGAGGTTACATCTCATTTGATGTATTTATAGGCTAGTCCTTCTTTTTAAGATAATTATCGATCATATCATTTAGATTTCTCGCATCCATTATTTTAGTCTTTTCCTTATTGTCTATTTCATCTTCATCTAATTCAACTGGAGGTGCGGATTCTGCCATCTCATTCAGACCCATATCCTTTCTAATTTCTTTGTAAAATTTTTCTAATTCAGTCCTTTGGTTTGATGAGAACTTAGAATTCTCTCTTATTTGTCCAATAGTTTGGTTAACCACCTCGTGCATTCTAGCAGAGTTATCTCCGTTATCCACCTGTCTAAGTTGGGTAAGGAAATTTTTTCTAGTCATTCTTGATAAGAATATAGTTTCTGCATATATCGCAGCATCCTCTCTCATCTTATTTTTAATATAATTGTGTTCAGCAATTCTTTTAGAATCACCTAAATATAAATCAACTAAGCTTTCTAATAATTTAAGAGCTTGGTCTGTTGATTCTGTTAAATCTTGATCATAATCATATATCTGAATCTCACCTAAATCAGGTAGGTCATCTTTTTTTGCTAGGTACCTTGAAACATCTATCTCAGTACTTTCTTGAATTCTCTCGAATTCATTCTGTAATTCATTAATCTTTTTATCCTTATTCATAAAGGAATACGTTATTTTTCTATATATATTTAAAAAATGGTTATCCCTTTTAATTATGGCAGTTGCTAAAAAAGAATCAGAGAAGAAATTTATATTCACAAGTAAGAATATTGTGGATATAACACAACAAATATCGGATGGATATATAATCAAACGTTATCAGAACCCGTGGTTTAAAAATGAAGTCGGTGTTAGGAGAAGTGGTATAACATTCGCATTATCAGAAGATGAAATTCAAGAATATATTAGATGTAAATTAGATATACATTATTTTGCTGAGAAATACTGTAAAGTAAAGAGAGAAGATGGTAGCATTGGTAATATCAGATTACGTGACTATCAGAAAGATATATTAGATTTATATACAAAGAATAGGTTTAGTATATTATGTGCTAGTAGGCAAGCAGGTAAAACAGTTAATGCTGCGATTACCATGCTACACTTTATCACATTTAATAATGATAAAAATATTATGATTGTTGCTAACGTAGCTGGTACAACAATTGAGATCATAGATAAGATTAAATCAATATATGTTAATCTACCTTTCTTTTTAAAAGCAGGTATTAAGAACTGGAGTCAAAGAACAATGATATTTGAGAATGGATGTAGAATTAAATCTGCTGCTAGAAGTAAAACACCAGCAATTGGTTTTACTATTGACTTTTTATATCTGGATGAGTTTGCACATATCCCTTCTAATATAATTGAGCCGTACTACACGGCTGTTTATCCGGTTGTTTCGGCGGTTGAGAACTCTAAAATAATAATAACATCAACACCAAATGGTATGAACTTATTCCATAAGCTACTTACTGATGCGGAAAGGGTTGATGGTGATGTTTTAAAGAATAACTTTAAAGCGATGAGAGTATATTGGTATCAAGTTGAAGGTAGATTTGTTACTTATTATAGATTATATGCTAATAAGCTACATGCTTATAATATGACAAAAGAGGAAATATTTGAGCAAGTTAAAGAAACATTTGGGGGATTGACAAAGTTGGAAATGAAATGGTATAGTGATCTTGAAAAGGATGTTATATTAGTTTATAATAATGATGTCTGTACAGAGGTATTATCTAAATCATTTCAGTTTATAGATAAAGAAGGATTAGAGGTACCAATACAAGCGGTTTCAGAAACAACAACTTGGAAAGAGGATGCGGTTAGAAACATTGGTGGTGAAGATGCCTTTAACCAAGAGTATGAATTGCGTTTCATAAACTCAAGTAGATCACTTTTAAACGAGAGTATTATTGAGAATCTGCTGAAAAATAAAAAACCTTATAAATTTGAACAGATATATGAATTTGATAGAAAATTAAAGTTCTCTTATTCAGATTTAAAATGGGTTGATGATGATGAGCTATTTATGCCTATACAAAGAAATTCAATAAAGGGAATTGTATCAATCGATATATCAGAAGGATTGGGGCAAGATTTCTCGGTTATTAATATATTTAGGTTAGGTAAGAAGCCTGATGATGTTATTGAATCACAGAAGCATACCTATACACATATGAGTGATTTCTTCTGTCTAACACAAATAGGTATGTTTAGATCAAACTTGGTATCGGTTAAGCAATTGGCTGAAATATTCTATCTATTGATGTTTGAGTATTTTAATTTTGATAACTTTAAGGCGGTTTTAGAAATTAATAGTTATGGTAATGAGTTTCTTGCTCATCTACCTAATATATTTGATGGTAACAACAATTATGGATCCAGTATATTCTTTAAGTATAAGCATAGATCTGATGCGATTGAGGAAAAATTGGGATTAAAGGTAAATGATAACAAAAACTTATTAGTAAAGGAATATCAGGAAGCAATGGATAAGAAAAACTTTATCATTAATAATGAGGATAATATTCGAGAGATAACAACGTTTGTTAAACATATAACTACGGCAGGTAATGTAAGATATGCGGCAGATATTGGTAATGATGATACAACGATGACACTGGTTGATGCCTCAAGTGTATTTGCTAAGAATGATTATCGAGAGATGGTTGAAGATTATGCGAATAGTTATATTCCTAAAGACAAATTAAATTACTTTAATTCTATTTTGAAGTCAATTGATTATAGAGAGGCTGCTGATTACTCTTCCATTATTAATATAAATAGACAAAGAAAATTTATGAGTCAATATAAGAATAATAGCTACGGAAATACATGGTTTGGAATTTAATATATAGTTTATGAAACATATAAGGAAGTTTAATGAATCTACTGAGAAACTATATAAGGAGATAGATGAGGACGATTTAAGCGTGATTGGTATTTACCTATATAAAGATGAACCGGCAAGACTAGAAACAATAAGTAAGATATGGGCGGATTTCACTCGAAAGGAATTAGATATTATTAAAAAGTACACACCACTAAACGTTAGGAAACATATAGTTTGCCCGATAGGACAAACTGATAAACATTTTATAGAAATAAAGTCTAGTAAACCAAACATATACTTATCTATTGTAAAGATAATAGATGACTGGTTCTTTGTTACTGTTGGTGCCTATATTGAGGATAATTATAGCTTGACCCAATTTGTACCAGGCTCCGAAGAGGAAGATATCTTTTTTAAATGTGATTCAATAGAGGGGTTAGAACAATTATTGAAAGACTTTAATTGGTTTAGGTTATAAAAAAAATGTGATCAATTGATCACATTTTTTATTTAAGCAACATCCATAGTTACTGTTAGTCTGGCGGCTTTTAGTTTATTATACATTTCTGTAATTTTCTCCTTATCCCCTCTCTTCACATCACATTTACCTGTAAAGTGAACGAGATGTGCGCATTGCTCCGCCTGACTTTGCTCATGTCCGCATATTTTCATTAGACATTGAATAACCCAATCAAATGAATTATAGTCATCGTTATGTAGCCATAGAATATATGGTTCACTTAATAATTCTTTTAATTTCGTTGATGTTTGTTCTTTAGTAATTGTTGCCATTTTCTATATATTATTTTCAGTGATTCTTGATTTATCGAATATGTTTATAATTTCGCTAATAGGTGTACTATCATGTTGACAATCGCTCTCACATACTAATGATTCATTGTTGATTTCAATTGTTGATCCACACTCTCTACATATCAGAGATAAATTAATTGAGTTATCTTCATTTATTTTTATGCTAGCCTTAATTGTCTTTTTCATCTATACAAATTCTATCTTTTTTAATAAATCTATTGTAATAGCTACACAATGGTTGTAAATTTGTATAGTTACTTAACTTAATAATATCCTCCTCTGTTAGTGCGTTATTTAGTGGTATGATATGATCAATATCCCAAGTCTTATTTACTTCATAAATACCGTCTAATGGATTTCCATAATTTTCCCATGTCATCCAGTCCTCAAATTTAGACTCTAGATATATCTTAAACTCACTTATAGTGCATCCTAATATATCAGCACTTTTATACCTCTTCGAATATCCTTTTCTTTTTATTGCATCTCTAATAATATTACTTATTATATGTTTAAGCCTATAAAGTTTATCATTTGACATTTTACTCTTATGGTATTTCAGACTTGATGCTTTTACTTTATCTGGATTATTTTTAGCCCATTTCCTTTTTATCTCATTTAACTTCTCAACATTTTCAGTAGCATATTTCCGGTCAGTTACTTTTTTAGCATCTATACCTTTCAATCTACTCTCTTTAACTCTATCGGGATTTTCAATAGCCCACCTTCTCTTTAGCTTATTTAACTTTTCTTTATTTTTCTTTCTATACTCCTTATCATACAATCTTTTCTTTTCCTTTCTTTCATCATCAGACATAATAAAACTTTTTTAGTATATATTGAAAAAGTGCTCCTCTCTATCATCTAATTAATTATTTTGGTTGTCTTGCGAATAACATCGATAATAGTTACTTTTATAGATTGTTTCTTGGCCCAAACTTCAAACTGTATCAGGTGTGATTCCCGGTCATCAAACATGATGAGTTCTTTTGCTGTTGGATTCTCTCTCATAAGTCTCTCGAATAAACGACATTTAAAATTGAATGTTTCACCGCCAGTATTACAATAAACATCACAATCTATATCATGCAATCTTAAAACCTTTTTAACCTGAGTTTCTAATCTCGCAAGTCTACCAGTTGCTATAAATGTATATGCTGTTTTATCATTGATATATTTATCAAAAAACTTGTACACCCATCCGTTTACTGGTGGATAAAATACTTTAGTATTTAATGACTCTGGATTTCCCCACCATCCTCTTCCTTGAAAGGATAACCCTGTGGCTTTTTCCCATTGTGGCTCACCTATTTCTGGCGTTGGTGTCATTATTAATGTACCATCGAAGTCAAAGGATATAATTTTGTCTATCATTTTATTAAATTTTTTTGTGAAAGGTAGTAAATACTTTTTGATATATATAATACAAATATAGTCAAGTTTTTAAAAAAAACCAAATTTTATGGAAAATATACTTAATATAATAAAAAGTTTGATGTCGGCTGTTAAGTCGGTGTTAAAGTCTTTAAACCCACTATACATCATAGGCGCTTGTATTGTAATCATGATATTTGTATATCTACACTTTTTCTCTGGTGATAAATATAAGAAAGAAAATGATAAGTTAAAAGCTGATATAGAGGATATTAAAAAAGATAGAAATGCTATTAAATATAGTCTGGATAGTATGTCAACTAAATATGTGGTACTTGAAAAGAACACTGCGGCAAGGGTGGCTGAGTTAGAAGCTATTGATAGTAGAATAACTCAGATTGAGTCTAATTTATCAAAGTCAAATACTCAATTAAGTCAGATTAAGAATAGTGTTAATACCATCAATTCACAAATGCTAAAAATACAACAAAATCCTGTTAAAAGAACAGGTGATAGTTTGTTGTCATCATTAGGTGAAAAAATAAATAAATAATATGAAGAAACTACTAATTACATTAATTACAATTATATCTATGTCATCCTTAAAGGCACAGTTGAAATATCCATCATTTTATATAAAAGATGGTGATACGCTAGGTGTGATTATATCGGTTAAACAGGCACAGAAAATAGATAATGACTATGATATGCTTTTTTTGTTAAAGCAATCCCATATG